AATCGGGATTCCGGTAACTGAGCTAACCGAGAGCATAAACCTATCCAAAAGATCACTAATCCCGGCAACGTTCGTACTAAGCTTTTCATAAATTTCCTCTCCGTCGAGTACCATCATGTTAGTGACGCCCTTGCTCAAATTTGCAAAGTCAAGGCGTTTCATTATCGTTCTATCGGCCTCATCGCAACTTTGAATGAGAGAGTTTGATAAGCCGGGGATCTTCAAGATACCATTTACAAAATCTTGCATAATAGCGCTTGTATTTGCAAAGGCTGCACCGTAATTCTTGACTTCGTTGTAAATCGAAACCATGACCGAGTCGCCCCAACCTTGATTCCAATTCCTCGCGCGAGGCGGAAGTTGCCCCCAATCCATGCGCAATACTCTTGAAAAATGCACGACGAACATAGCGCCGGTGCGGTAGTCTGTTACTTGATAAAAGAGGGGAAGGCCATAGTTTTCATCGTTAAGATCGGTCGAAATGTAATCGTAATTGATCTGCACTTGCCATCTATCGAAAACCTGTAACCAATTGACTGACTTGATATTTTCAACGTTGACCGGCTCGTTAAGAGGACGACCGTCAGCGATTCCCATGACAGCGATTGCACCGCCGTAAAGTCTTGACCAGCTAATCAATTCATTGAGCTTGCAATTGACATCTAGCTCTTCAAACTTCCCTAAAACTTCTCCTTCAGGGTCTCCGTCAATTTCAAAACCCTGTCTGAGCATTTCAGCCGGGACAATGTCAATGATTCTCTTTGTGAGGCCGTCAGCCCTATATAACTCATCAAGCTCAATAGGACTAAATATAATACAAGAGCGAAAGCATATCGCAGTAGTTTTGTCTCGTCCACGGACACCTAACCCGTTTAAAATATTCATCCAACCGTCAACGCGATTGTCATCTAATCGCTCGCCTGTTAGATTAATCACCCTAGAAGAAAAGTCCGGTCGTACCGGAGTAGGGTATTTACCCGTCACTTTGGCGGTATCGCCACGGAAAAAACTCTTGAGTGTTTCAAACATTGTTTACCTTGCCAGTGCTGTTAAATTATAGCTATTTGAGTTAATCATAAGAAAAGCACCGCTGAGAGCATCCACAATGTCATCGTGTTTGCCTTCTGGAAAGTTTTCAAGCTCTCGAAAAAAATCATCGTTCCATTTTCCACGGAGTATCTTAATATTCCCTGCCTCGGCTTGCGCACTTACTGGGGACGCACGCGTTACCTTGTCTTTCTGAACCTTATTTCTACGCACATTATATCCCTGCAATAACCTTGTCAAGTGATCTGCTTCACTTACTCCAGCTTGTCCCGGATCTTCTTCGACGCCTATTCTAACTTGCACCGTGTCGCGTATAGCTGTGTTTTTTATGACAGTCTGCACACCTAGGGGACTGTCTTGTATTCTTACCATATCGGTGATATAAAGAATATTATTTATATCCTTTTCAATTTTTATTCCGACAGTAAAATCGGGATCATTGGTTTCGGTTTTCTTGGTAGCTGCTCTATCCCAATACCTCACACGATCAACGGTCTTAGGAATGGCATCGACAATTTCAAAGTAACCTTTCTGAAAATACAAGCCGGCGCTAGGCTTGATATTCCAATTTCCATTAAGCAATCGTTCGCGTTCAACACGGGGGAGCGCGTGCAAATTAGCTAGGTATCCCGGATCGGCAGCTAAGAGCTTTTGATTATCGAAAATCGAAGCTGAAATGAAAGTGAAAGATTTAGGAAGGCATTCGGGATATTTTTCATGTAAAGCAGCTTTACTTTCACCCCAAATAATTTCATCGTTAAGCTGAATGAAGTATCGGATTTTTCCGGATCTTTCCGGAATTGCTAGGCCGGTTTCTTCATCAATCCACCAGTCAATGAATTCCCGTACCCATGAATCGGCATCCGGGTTAGTGGTCGCTCGAATGTATGGCTTTACTCCACAAGTCGATCGATTCCGGGACATCATATAGAAAAACTGCGAGCGCGTGAAGTGCGTCAGCTCATCGAAGATAATCAAAGGAATCTGCGCCCCTTGCCATGAAAGCACATCGTTTTCATACTGCAAGTGCGCGAATTTAACCGTTGAAGGAGTTGGAAAGTCCCACTCTAAGGTAGTTTCTTTTGGAATTCCACCTAGCCGGGGATTGGCATAGATTTGCATTGAAGTATCCCATAAACCGCCTTGGTTTCTAACCATCGTCGAGTTACGGCGAAAGATTACCGTACCGAAGTGCGGTACATGCAAATGAAAGATAGGCTCTAACAAAACGGCAAATGTCTTACCTGCTCCGGCTGCACCGCCATAAATGCAGATATCAGCCCGACATTTAAGGAACTTGGTTTGTGGCCCTTTTTGTGGCCCTATGCCATCTTCTCTTTTCATTGTTCATTTAACCGCTCTTCTTGAATCTTTGTAAATTGCTCATCGATCTTAGGGAAAACGCCTTCATTTTCTTTAAGGGCTTTGGCGACAGCTTGCCTAATTTCTTCCTGTACTTCCGGGTGATCAATGTCTTTATCTGTCATTTGAGGATAAGCGGTTTTCCATACTAACCAATACTTTGCATTAACTTCTTTCCTAAACTTTTCTAATATCTTTTCAATTAAATCAGCTTGGTGAGTTAACGACCATAAAGCATTTACATAAACGGGAGGTAAATCGTCATCGTTTTCCATCGATTCGGCTAGACCGCCTAAGTCACTGCGAAGCATCGCAAGATCGTCGCTAAAGTCTCTGATAAATTCTAAATCTGTAATTTCCACTTTTATTCGTCCTCTTCATCTTTCATTGGCATAAAGAACGGTTTGCCCATTGTCTCCCCGTTCGAAGTTACATCGACCTTGTCTTTGGCGCCCCATGCTGCATGGTGTCTTCTTGCTAAATATTCTTTGCAAGCTTGCCAATTGCCGGGCATCTCTTGTCTCCAGTAACCTAATACTTCTTCTTCGCAAGCGCGTTCGGCTTCATGCACATCGTGGAGAAACTGCGAAAATTTTGATTCAATTCCATTCTTTAAATCTTCTTTTCCTTGATTCATCCAATCATTGAAAGTCGAATAGCTAATACGCGCACAACCAGAAGCGCATTCATAAGTATTCCCGTTTCTTAAAGACAAGATTATCTTAGGTGCAGCATCATCAAACGAAGAAGGACGCCCCACCTTTTTCTTTTCAGGCGGAGCAATAGTTTCTATGGGAATCGGTGCAACTTCGACGCCTTTCTCTTCGGCTGCAAGCTTTTTCAAAAGAGTCTTTTCTTTGAAAGTCCTCTGATTAGCTGGCTTCGCTTTGATCTTTTCCTTCGTTTTGGTCGGTTGCTTTTTCATCGTCTTCCCTGTAGTTTTCAGATATTTTTGCTAGTTCTTCATCAGAGCAACGTCCACCGCATGTATCATCACCCATCATTTTACAAATAGCACCTTTCAGAGCTTCGGCTAATTCGTTAGCCTCTTCGATCTTTAAAAAACATCCGATCTTCTTATCGTTGACCACTAAAGCAAGCTCAATCGCCCCATAGTCTTTATCGGCTTTGATTGTGATTCCGTTAGCGCCCTTATTTTCGGCGCAAGCACCTGTTTCTTGTGTCATGATTATTTATCCTCTTGGGGGGTTGTTACTATAGCAAATACCTTTTTATCTTCGGCGAAAGCAAAGAGAATATCTTGAAAAGCTTTGTCTCTTTCTTTGGCTGTCTTGAAAGGGAAAAAGTTTAATTCTTTGTCCGGTACGATCGAAGCCGTATCGGTAAACATTATGTAATACAGTTCTTCTTCGCACCCTTCGATAGCATCCGCTTGCCAAAATGAATGGACTGTATCTAGATTTATGACTACGTTTTTATAAACTATTAACATTATTCCTCTATCAATCGAATGGTTACGACCACTTTAGCCCCGAGTGCGTCGCCTCCGAAGTTCTTTGTCGCCTTGGCGACTAGCTTATCAATTTCGCTGTCTGTAAAGTCAGCTACTACGTTATGACTATAGACGGTCGTCTTCTCTGTCATCGTCTTGTGTTGGTCTTTCACCTTAACGGTAATTTCGCACGCCATTTGTTTTTCTCCTAGTGGACTACTTCAATTTCTATAGGGTATAAGTCTTCCACTTGCTTCTTTTTCATTATGAATAAAGGCGTCGACATACCCTTAACGTCGACAAAAGCAATTGTACCGTCAGCATAAAAGACCTGAAAGTCGACAAAGTACTTCGTATTTCCCGGCAGATCGAAGGGGACTTGCCTAAGAAAGAAAACGACATCACCGTTTTTCTGTAAAGCTTGCAACTTGAAATAGTAGCTTCGTTCTGCCTTAGATCCGAACTTGATTAAATCGGCCTCGCATCTCTTGGCTGAAAATTTATGCTTCTTTCTCTTAGACGTTGAGCAAAGAGGAGAGCAATAGATCTTATTGCCTTCCTTTGTGCCTTCCATGTTAAGGAGTTCACCCGGACGAAGCGTGAATTTTCTTTGACAGACTGAACAACAATATTCCAATGTAAAACCGCTTTACATGCAAAGTTTACGCGCCGGTAAATGGCACTTGTATAACTTCACGGTTAATAAATTCAGGATAAAATAAAGGGATAGCCTGCAACCAGTCATAAGATTCTTGCTGATTCATCGTGACGCTTACGATCCTTCGATACGCTTGGCAACCATTTAAGTAATTTTCTATGAGTACGTAGCAAAACATGTCCCCTTCTCCTCCGTTATGTTAAGCTCACTGTATCCCTTTCTAAATTATTTTTGGAATAATTAGAAAAGAACCAATCAAAAAAGTCCTGCTTAATGCAGATAACCTTTTTTCCTATCTTTACGAATGGTGGCCCTTGGCCTTTTTTCCTCATTCGATAGATCGTTTCTTTGTGAATGCCTAAAATGGAAGCGACATCCTTGTCGCTTAACGTTGGATTCGGAAACAGAGTATTGACGTTATCAATAAATGTTTCTTGGATCATCCTTACCTCTTCAACTACTTTAACGGTTTTCGTAGGTTTTCGTCAACATTTAAGGTTTACGAGATCATTTATATTGTATATAATAATCACAGTTTGTTAATATTTAAACTTAAACAATCATAGGGGAGTAAAATGACAGAGATCGAAGGAATGGAAATACCCGAAGGCGTTAGCCCTTTACCGGCTCAAGACATCCGAACAATGCTTCATAACGGCAAGATTATGCAATATTGCGCAGTCATGCAAAGAAAGATCAATGCAATCCATATCCTGCGTTCTGACGGCATTATCTCCGATAAAGAGTATTACATACTAAGACATCGCATTATGCGCGCAGCGAACGAAATAGGCCCCTTAACGATGGAGAATAATCAATGATAGAAAGACTATGCTTTGAAGAAAGGCAAGAAATAGAGCGAATGATTAACGAAGGTCATTCAGGCATTTCAATTGCTCAATATATGCACCGATCTAAAAACTGCATAAATACCGAGATTAGGAATAATGGCGGTCGCGAAGCGTATACGGCTTATGAAGCTCAAGCAAAAAGCGATACAGTGAGAAGGCTACAGAATGAAGCGGTATCGGAAAAGTTAAAGGGTCACAAAGATTCTTTCGGTTGGAAGGAACGGGTGGAGGCCCTAGAGAATGGATTGATAGCCCTAAGCCTTGAAGTTGAGAAGCTGAAAAAGAATAGGGTAGCCGTGAAAAAATAGGGTACTGAGTACCCTTTTACATCTGAATGAATGTTTAATTCACCGCCGATTATCTTAGAATAGCTCTAACCACAACAAAAGGTTAGCAATGACAAGATACATACCACTTCCAAAATGGAACGAATATCACGCATGGCCTCCAATAGGAGGACTTAGGCATTTAGTCTATGAAAGGGAAAAAAACGGATTCGATAAAGTATTGAAACGTCCTAGTCGGCTTTGGTTAATCGACGAGGACGCTTTCTTCGAATGGCTCAAAGAACGTGAATTCAAATGGAAAGAAAAACCAATGTAAAGCGGTTTTACATCTTCCTTTCACATGGGAGACTTTCGGGCACGAATAAATGAAAGTCTCTCGCCTCTCGATCATTTATGAATACACCGCTAACGATAGTCGCGTTTCCCGTAGCGTGATACTCCGGATTGTCTTGAACTTCTCTTATGGCTTTGTTTACCGCTTCTTGTTGTGACTCTGCTTCAATCTCAACGGTAAAAAAGCTTTGTGCTGCGATATTTACTTTCCATTTTGGATACTTACGCATTGTTCCCCTAATTTGAATTAAACAGCCATCCTATGAGAAGAACAAGCATAGCAATGATAATATACCACACGTTAGGGGGCATCTTACCATTGCTAATACATTCCATAATCACCTTACGGTTTCGTCTTCTCGATAATTCGATTCAAGCCTCTTACGAGCCTGATCGCGTTTATTTTCTGGCGTGTGCTTAGGCGTTTCCATCCGAGGACAATTTTTATCAATGTCCGGCATAGGCTGAATAATTTCAGACAATACGGCCTCATTAATTTCCTCTAATCGAATTTCACGCATAAACTAACCTTCTAAAATAAAGTTTTATCTGTCAATCAAAACGGAGGGTTGTCCCATTCACTCGGTTGCCCGGAAGGTGGCAAAAAGCTTTGCTGTTGAGGTTGCGCTTGTTGTTGGTAATTTGGGTTAGGTTGCCCCTGATTATGCGACTGTGGCGCATTGTATTGCGTTTGCGGAGCATTGTATTGCTGTTGAGGTGGCGGAGCAAATACCGAAGCTTGCTTTTGAGCTAAAATAGGCTCAACGTTAGCTAAAATAAATTCCTTCATCTCATCACGATCGTAAGACGAATCAAGTTGAAACCATTCTTCATAGTTATCTTTCCCGTCACGCTTAACACCGATCTTTGCAGAGCCGGCAGCTACCCAATAGCCTGAGCCGTCTTGCGAAGCCATCACCTTGTAACGCAAAATGATTCTTCCGAGCCATCGCACGATTGCGATTCCTAAATGCTTTTCACCTTGTACGGGAACGTACTTCATGAATTGTTTATCTTGATTCATCGAGTATCCTTATCTTGTAATTTTTGCTACCATACCGAACACATGCTCGATATGGTATGCCTTCATTATACGTCATCATTCGTCAACATTCAACAACATTCGCGGTTTTCGGCAACATTTATTGTCCCATCATGCCCATAAGTAGACCGCCTAAGCTGTCTCTGAATGCTGAAGGCTCCATATTTAAACTTATATCTTTAGCAGAATTGTTTTTATCTATGACATATTTTTCTTTGATCTCAAGGCTAGTCCAATTGAATTCGCTTTTGATCTTACGGGCATAGGTAGCATTGATATCAGAATTAGCACCGCGTGCGTTGTGTTCGTTCTTCAAAAGGAACTTGAATACTGCAAGGGGATTACGAGCCTTAAAGTCTTTTTTCTCCATCTTGTAAAGCATATGATAATACGCATCGTCGATCTGCTTTTGAGAATACTTGAAGGAAAGGTATGACATATCATCTTCGTTAAGATAACCGTTGTCATCGAGAATCTGTAAGCCTAGAAGGTATTGAAATTTGTTCTCGTGATCTTCGGTGCGTTTGTGTTTTCTTGCCTTGCTTGGAGATGAATCTTTTTTGACCGGCGAAGCCTCCAAAGCCCTTGATGATTTTGATAAAGAGGCATTGCCTTTCAATGCCTTTAATCTAGGCATTGGTTTATCTGGCATTGGTAGTGGCTGGTTTACCGTTGACGGTTTAGCCGTTGACGGTTTTTCAGTCGACGGCTCAGAGGCTTCCAGTGATAACCCTTTCCCGTTAGACTTGTCATCTTTTTCTTGTTCGTCAACAATTTCGAAATTCCCATCAATGTTAAAATCAAAGTCATTTCGATTAAATTGACCTGCAATAGGCTGCCCTTTTGCGTTGACCTTACCTTTCTCTTGCCTGACTTGTTTAACGCGAAGATAGCCAAATTGAACCGCTTCAGCCATAGCTTTTTTCATCTTATCTCTACCGAAGCAAAGACGGTTTTGTAAATCCGATTGAATAATTGTCCAGCTAGGAGCGGAATGTTTTATCTGATTAATCGCTAGGATTAAGATTTTTGTATCGCTGGATATGGAGCGATGAAAGACGATCTCGGCCGGCGCAATCTGGAACTTTGATTCGAATAGCGCAGGCGTTACGTGGATTTTAGACATGGTTTCCTTAACAGGTTAAAAGTTATTTTAACCGCTAGGAATCGCTAGAAACTGATTTAGACTCTTGCCCAAAATGTTGATATTGGACTATACTTTAAGCACACTACATGGTAAAATGTGCTTAGTTCTCAAGAGTCTAACCGGGTATGCGATTCCGGCGGTTAGTTCAATCCGTTTCACTAGTTGGCGAACTGGTGAAACAAATTCGGCTTTCATTCGAAAGCGTGCTATCAGAATACACCACTTACGACTATAAGGGAAGTACTTTGAAAGCGCGCTTTCTTGAAAGCTTGAATTATTTTTCTTCCTCACACCAACCTAAATCTTTCAGGTCTTCAATGCAGTTTTGCACTAAATGATAGTCTTTTCTTAATACCTTAGAAATATTTTCAGCGGAAGTGTCCGGCAGTCTTTCAGGGTTTTGGACAACTGTTTTGATGGCAAAATAAACAACTTTTGCGTCATCGGATAATCTAGAATCACCTAACAACACTTCATCGTTTATTACTTGACCGTCTTCTGAAAAAAGTCTTTTAATTCTATACATCATTTTTTATTAATCTCTCTATTTAAATACCACATTGCTTTTTCTAAATCTTGTGTAAAGTTATCTTTTTTACCGGCCCTAAGAATATATTTCACCGCGTTCCCTAGGTTAAACCCTAG